TTACTACTAAAGGAACTGGAAGTCATTTTTTCCTTACTAATGGTTTTTCTCAAACACAATTTGTTGTAACCCACACAGCCTCTGCTGTTAACTATGTACAAGTAACGGGGGCATCTACAGGCAACTCACCTGCTATTTCTGCTCAAGGCTCAGACACAAACATCCAAATTCAGTTACAAGCAAAAGGAACTGGTCTTGTGCGGTTTACAACAGGAGGAGGTCTTCAAGCATATGTCTCTGACACTGTCAGCGCTGTTAATTACGTGCAATTATCAGGTGCGGCTACGGGCGGCGGTGTTGTAGTAGGCTCACAAGGTAGCGATGCAACTGTAAATATTAACTATTGGGCTAAAGGTTCTGGCGCACATATCTTTGCCACGGGTTCTTACTTGCCGCAATTTATTGTAACCCACACAGCCTCTGCTGTTAATTATGTTCAGGTATCTGGTGCGGCTACAGGAAATAGAGTGTCTATTGCTGGTGCAGGCAGTGATGCAAACGTAGGTATTGACTATATTGCAAGAGGAACAAGCCCTCATGTTTTTTTGACAAATGGTGTAGCGCAGTTTCTTATTTCAAACACAACTTCTGCTGTTAACTATGTACAAGTAACGGGGGCGGCTACTGGTGGAAATCCTACCATTTCAAGCCAAGGTAGTGATACCAATATAAATCTTGTGTTAAGCCCCAAAGCTTCGGCAGTTGTTGCGGTAAGTTCGGAACTGCGTGTTGCTACTGCGGCAGTAAACTTTTTTCAAATGTATGGGTCTGGCTCAGGTTCTGGCCCAGTATTTGCATCTATTGGCTCAGACACCAACATAGACCTAAACCTGACTACTAAGGGTACTGGTTTTATTAAGTTTCAAAATGCTTATGGAACTCAAGCGCAAATTGGTACAACTTACACTATCAACTCTACTGCTTTTCCTAGCATTACAGGTACTCCTTTTGGTCAAGCCATTTATGGTTCAACAGGAAGCACGGTTATTACCGCCGCTGGCACAAACAGTATTGCCATTCAGACAACTTCAACAGCGTTTACACAAGTTCTTGTTACAAATACAACATCTGCTGTTAACTACCATTCTTTTACAGGTGCAGTAACAGGCTTTGGCCCCGTTCACACAGTTGCTGGCTCAGACACAAACATCCCATTAGTCCTACAACCAAAAGGTACTGGTGCGCTACAGGCTCAACAAACAGATTCCACAGCCACAGGCGGTAATGCTAGGGGTGCTAATGCGGTGGATTGGAGTACTGCTAGGGCTACAGCGGCTCAAGTTGCATCTGGTCAATGGTCTACAATTTCAGGCGGTGTTTCTAATACTGTATCTGCCACGGCTTCTAATATTGGTGGTGGTGCTACTAACGCTGTTTCAAATACTTATTCTGGTATTTTTGGCGGTCAAAATAATACAAATACTGCAACGTATAGTTTCATTGGCGGGGGTTCTTCAAATACCACAGGAACAAATGCTTATCAAAATATCGTAGGTGGAAAGAGTAACACCGCGTCAGGAGTTTTTAATTTTATTGGTGGTGGTTTTACAAATAGTGGAACTTCGTCTTCTGCTGTAACAACCCAATCTGGCACAATGAACGCTACAACAGCGGTTACATTGTCAGGCTCAAATGCCAACATTAAAGTTGGTCAGTACATTAGCGGAACATCTATTGGTGACGACACCTATGTAGCCGCTATTTCTGGTACATCACTTACCCTTTCCAAAGTAGCATCAGGCTCATCAACTAGCACACTCAGTTTCTTTACCCCCCACGGAGTAGTAGTAGGTGGTGGAAACAACACCGCTACTGGTTCATATTCCTTTATTGGCGGTGGTGGTGATGCGGGAACGGCTGGTAACAGAAATGTTGCTTCTGGTGATTGGAGTTTCGTTGGCGGTGGACGCAAGAATGTAGCGTCGGGTATTGGCTCTACTGTTGCGGGTGGGGGTACTGATGGAGGAAGCATATTTAGCAATATTGCAAGTGGCACTTTATCTACTGTTTCTGGTGGTTGGAATAATGTAGCAGGCGGAACGATAGCAACAGTATCTGGTGGTCAAACCAATAATGCTAATGGAACTGCCGCAACTATTACAGGTGGTTCTGATAATGTTGCGACTGGTTCTTATGCAACAGTTGTTGGTGGGCAATTAGGATGGACAAGAAGTATTAACGGAAATGTTGTTTTTTCACCTTGCGCTCAACCTATTGCATTTGGTTCTGGATTAAGTCAAACCGCATTACTTGTTCTTGCTCGGCAAACAACAGATGCAACTCCAACTGTATTGCGTTCAGATACAGGTGCGGCATCCACAACCAACCAAGTAATTTTGCCCAACAACTCAGCCTATTTTTTTACAGGAGAAGTAGTAGCAGGTGTAACAGGCGGTGGCAACACAAAAGGATGGACTATTGAGGGTGTGATTAAGCGTGGTGCTAATGCCGCCGCTACAACCCTTGTTGGAAGCACGGTTACCTCTACTTACGGCGACGTAGGCGCATCGACTTGGGCAATCGCAGTTACAGCAGATACCACAAACGGCGGTTTAGCAGTAACATTCACAGGGCAAGCGAGTACTACAATACGAACCGTGTGTCAGGTACGCACAACCGAAATGACTTTCTAACAGGAGAACATATGAAACTTGAATTATCAGACGACGAAGTAAAATTCATCATGGACGTTTTGGGCGAAATGCCGTCTAAGACAGGTGCTTTTCTGGTGATGAACAACATTGCCAAACAGCAACAAGAAGCCGCTCAATTTGAGCAAGTCAAGGCGCAAGCCATCACTCAGGAGTAATCATGGCATTTGTATGGACAATCAATTCACTTCAGGTCATGAACACGCCTGAACCGCAAACCGTTGTGATGAGCAATTTCACCATTGCCAAAGACGGACAACAGGTCAACTACTCGGTCAACTTGCTACCTGCAAACCCCGATGACTTCACGCCGTTTGACCAAATCACACAGGAACAAGCTTTGGCGTGGACACAAGCCGCCCTTGGCCCAGAGCGTGTAACGAACATGGAAACCGAAGTTGATTTCCTAATTGCTCAAGCCGCTATTCCTACACCCCAACCTGCTCCTTTACCTTGGAACTAACATCATGGCACTTAAAATTACAGCAGTAAATAACACCAACGGTCAGTCTGAAACTCAGGCTTACGCTAGGATCACGAACTTTTTTGGCACAAAAGACCAGCTTCAGGTGCAGGTCGAGATTCACGCCACGGAAGAAGCTCGCCGAGCAGGTTGGCCCAGCATCCAACAACAGGCCCATTACATCAACATGGAAGACCTGTCAGGCGATCTGATCCCTGCGATTTACGACGTGCTCAAGACTTTCACTCAGTACGCTGGCGCACAAGATTGCTAATCTTTAAAAAACATAATACATTACATATATTATGGCAAAATCACCAGCATGGACGCGCAAGGAAGGCAAGAACCCCAAAGGCGGCTTGAACGCCAAGGGGCGAGCCTCCGCCAAAGCGCAAGGTATGAATTTGAAACCGCCCCAGCCAGAAGGAGGCTCCCGGCGCGACTCTTTCTGTGCGAGGATGGAAGGGATGAAAAAGAAGCTGACCAGCGCAAAGACGGCCAACGACCCAGACTCACGCATAAACAAATCACTTAGGGCGTGGAACTGTAAGGATGGGGGCTATGTAACTGCGGCTGATGGCTGCGCCACCAAGGGCAAGACAAAAGGGCGGATGGTATGACTGACGACGCTATTCAGACAGCCAGAGAGTTAGCCACGCATGCGTCTGACATCAAGCATTTGCAAGATGATATGGACAGGATGTTGGAGAACATGAAGGCTATGCAGGTAACGCTGACGGCCATTGACAAAACTTTGTCTGAGGCTAAAGGTGGCTGGAAAGTTTTGATGCTTGTTGGTGGGGCCAGTAGCGTTGTAGGCGCAAGCTTAGTTCAGCTTGTTAACTGGTACGTAGGGGGTAAGTAATGCCTTCGACGAGTAAAAAACAACACAATTTCATGGCGGCAGTGGCTAACAACCCATCGTTTGCTAAGAAAGTAGGAGTCCCACAGTCCGTGGGTAAAGAATTTTCTAACGCGGATAAAAACCGCAAATTTTCAAAAGGTGGTGATACTATGGCTTCCAAAATGAATGCTGGCTTCATGGCAATGATGGCTAAGAAAAAAGGCGCAACTAAAATGGCTGGTGGCGGTATGCCCGCAGCACTGGCAAAGCATGCTGGTAAACCCGCTTCCAAAGCGCACGCAGGTTTAAAGAGTGGCGGCTCTGCTTCTAGTCGTGCTGACGGCGTTGCTTCCAAAGGCAAGACCAAAGGTACTATGGTTGGCATGAAGTCCGGCGGCAAAGCCTGCTAATATCATGATGGCCAGCCGTGGTATGGGGGACATCTCCCCCTCTAAAATGCCCAAGGGCGTCAAGAAAGCCCGGCGGGACGATACTGACTTTACCCAGTATAAAGAGGGTGGGAAAGTTAATGCTGCGGGCAATTACACAAAGCCCAGTCTTCGCAAGAAGATTGTGTCCCAAGTAAAAGCCGCAGCAACTCACGGCACTGGCGCAGGTCAGTGGTCGGCGCGTAAAGCGCAACTTGTTGCCAAGAAGTACAAGGCGGCAGGCGGGGGTTACCGAGATTGAAAGCGCCTCAGAAATCATTGAAAGACTGGGGCGACCAAAAGTGGGGAACCAAAAGTGGAAAACCGTCTAGTAAAACAGGTGAGCGATACCTTCCAGAAGCTGCGATCAAAAGTCTCAGCCCTAGTGAGTACGCTGCGACAACGCGTGCGAAACGTGCTGGCAAAAAAGCCGGAAAACAATTCGTAGCGCAACCAAAAACGATTGCAAAGAAAACAGCAGGATTTAGATAATGGCTACCTCTGGAACCACTGCATTTAATCTTGACCTCACGGAGATCGTCGAGGAAGCGTTTGAGCGTGCTGGTTCCGAGATGCGCACGGGCTATGATTTGCGTACTGCAAGACGAAGTTTGAATCTTCTATTTGCTGATTGGGCTAATCGGGGCCTGAACATGTGGACGTTTGAACAGGGGACTATTGCTCTGGTTCCCGGTACAGCCACGTACAACCTTCCGGCGGACACTGTGGATTTGATGGAGCACGTCATCCGTACAGGCGCAGGGAGTGCATCGACACAGGCGGACTTGACCATTACGCGTATAAGTGTTTCTACTTACGCCACTATCCCAAACAAGTTGCAGCAAGCCCGTCCTATTCAAGTGTGGATTGAGCGCCGTCAGGAAATCCCCACGATTACCGTCTGGCCTGTTCCAGACAACTCGCAAGTTTACACGTTTGTGTACTGGCGGTTAAAGCGTATTGATGACGCTGGTACTGGCATAAATACGATGGATGTGCCGTTCCGGTTTTTACCGTGCATGGTGGCAGGTTTGGCGTACTACTTGGCTTTGAAGGTTCCCAATGGGGCCGAGCGCCTACCAGTTCTTAAACAGCAGTATGACGAGGCGTGGGACTTGGCCTCTACGGAAGATCGTGAGAAGGCTTCAGTGCGCTTTGTACCGCGCCAGATGTACATAGGAAGCGGTACTTGAAATGGGCAATAGGTTTGCTTCTGGCAAGAACAGTATCGCCATGTGCGACCGCTGTGGCTTCCGATTCAAATTAACAGCTCTACGCAAAGAGGTCATTAAGACCAAGACGTACAACTTGTTGGTATGCGATAGTTGCTGGGATCCCGATCAGCCTCAGTTGCAGTTGGGTATGTACCCGGTGGATGACCCACAAGCTGTACGCAACCCGCGTAGGGACACAACGTATGTGACTGCAGGGCCAAATGCAACGGGCCTCCCTACAGGCGGCAGTCGAGACATTCAATGGGGCTGGAATCCAGTTGGGGGTGCCAGCAGTTTTGATACAGCTTTAACACCAAACTACTTGGTTTCTAGAGCAATTGTTGGTACAGTAACGATATCTTAAGGAGCTAATTATGGCGTACGTAAAATCAGCTGACGGCGTTGCCTCAAAAGGCAAAACAAACGTCAAAGTCTTCCCCAATAGCGGCCCCACAAAAGGCACTGACAAGGGCGGCAAAAAATCTTCTGGTGTGACCGGCGAAGCGATGATGAAAGTTGGTCGCAACATGGCACGCGTAAACAATCAACGTGGAGGCTAATCATGCCCAAAGTTAACAATCTCCCCGCTTCTGCCTACGCAAAGCCCCATACTATGAGTGGCAAGACCGTAAAAGCAACCACGATGCCCGGAAAAGATTCTGGCCTTGAAAGTTTGGCAGCTATGCAGCCGCGCATGAGTGTTGGCATGTACAACAACTCACAAGGCAGAGAGTCTGTGAAAGAGACAGGCATCGTTACCCGGGGTAATGGTGCGGCTACCAAAGGTATAACGGCTCGCGGCCCAATGGCTTGAGGTTTATATGGCAACACTAGGTGCGCTGACTTACTCCCAATTGGTGACTGCGGTATCTGATTACACGCAGAACACCTTCGACACTACTGACATGAACACCATGATTCAGCAGGCGGAGCAGCGCATCTATAACTCAGTGTCGCTACCCAATTTACGTAAGACATCGACCACAGCTTTAACGGCAAGCGTTAATACGTTTAATGCGCCCACAGACTTTCTGGCTGTGTATTCGTTTGCTGTGGTTGACGCCAGTGGGAATTTTATCTACTTGCTTAACAAAGACCCTGCGTTCATGCAAGAGGCATACCCTAATCCAGCCACAACAGGGGTTCCAAAGTATTACGCAATCAACGGCCCGTCATCACCTGTAACTACGTTGCAGTTTATTCTTGGGCCTACACCCAGCGCTGCATTTGTAACAGACCTTAGTTATTTCATCATGCCTGAGTCAATTGTTACTGCGACTACTACATGGCTTGGTACTAACTTTAGCTCTGTGCTGTTGTATGGGACACTGGTTGAAGCTAACACCTACATGAAGGGTGAAGCTGATATGACCGCGCTGTACAATCAAAAGTACATGGAAGCATTGGCACTCTTGAAGAACTTGGGCGATGGCAAACAGCAAACCGACACTTACCGCTTTGAATCAAGGGTCACACCGCAATGAGCATTGTCCAGACCCAAACCACAAGTTTCAAAGCGGAGTTGTACCAAGGTATACATGCGCTTACCACCGACGTTATCAAGATTGCCTTGTACACGGCGAACGCCGACCTGAATGCGGATACCACAGCGTATTCAAGTTCAAACGAAGTATCAGCAACGTCGGGCGCAGCACCGTACTCACCGGGTGGAGCGATCCTAACGCCGGTGAGTGTTTCGTCATCTACATCTGATGCAACAGCGTATGTGGGCTTCCCAAACGTCGCGTGGACTGGCACAATAACGGCACGGTGCGCATTGATCTATAACGACTCAGTGGTAGGCAAGCCCTCTATTGCAGTGTTAGATTTTGGAAGCGACAAAACGTCATCCAACTTTACGATCACAATGCCTGCCAATACGTCAACAACAGCGCTGATCCGCAGTTCGTATTAAAGGGCTGGGCTAAAACCCGGTTATTCCGTAAATACGGCATAAGTGTTTAAACAAATTGGGAGTATAGAATGGCATCACAATGGTCTGCGCTAAAAGTAGAATTGCTTGAAACTGGTGCAAATTCAGGCACTTGGGGATCGCTCACCAACACTAACTTAGGTGACGCGGTTCTGGGGGAGGCCATTACAGGCTCCGCCACGGTAGACTTTTCTACAGATGCGGATGTCACAATCACACTTACTGACGTCATTACTACGCAAGCTGCTAGAAACTTGCGTTTAAATATTACTGAAAGCTCTACCGGAATTGGTTCTGTACGCAGTTTAATCTTGGGTTCAGGTTGCCAGATTGAAAAGTTTTACCTGATTAACAACACGGGGACAGGCGCAAAAACCGTTAAGAATACGACCGGCACAGGCATCACTGTTCCAGCTGGTAAAGCTACGTTGGTTTTCAACAACGGCACAAACGTTGTCGATGCGGCCTCACATTTCAGTTCTTTAACGCTAGGCGCTGCTTTGCCAGTTACCAGCGGTGGCACGGGCACAACCACTTCCACAGGTAGTGGTAATCTGGTTCTTTCAGCCTCCCCCACTATCACGGGCACATTGGCTGGCGCAAGTGCTACGTTGTCCGGAACATTAGGTGTTACCGGTGTAGCTACGTTAGGTAATGGTGCGATCCTAAATACCCCAGCTTCAATGGTGGGAACAAACATTACCGGAACTGCAGCCAGCTTTAATATCAATGGCACTGTGGGTGCAACCACTCCTACAACCGGAGCGTTTACAACCATAACAGCTTCCTCCACTCTTACAGTGACGGGTAGTTCTAGCTTGCAAGGTTTGACAGTCGGTAAAGGGGCGGGCAGTGGGTCTTTTCCCAACACAAGCACAGCAGTTGGCAATAGCGCTTTAGCGTCTAATACGACAGGTAGTAGTAATACAGCGGTTGGTTATATAGCACTCAATTCAAATACTATTGGAACTGCAAACGTGGCCGTTGGGTCTTCGGCATTAACTACCAACACACGCGGAGATAGCAATATTGCTGTGGGCTCTAGCGCACTACGTTTAAATACATCTGGCAACTACAATGTTGCTATAGGATCTGCTGCTTTAGATCGGAACACTACCGGCTCGTCAAACATAGCTATTGGAAATACTGCACTTTACTACAATACCGTGGGTGTCGATAATGTGGCTGTTGGTTATGCAGCGTTACTAAACAACACTACTGGTATAAACAATGTGGCCGTTGGGAGCAGCGCTCTTATTAGTAATGTAGATGGCACTAATAATGTTGGAATTGGTTATCTAGCACTTCGTTTTAACACGACTGGTGGACAAAATATTGCTATTGGATCTTTAGCTTTAACCACCAACACAACGGGCAATAACAACGTTGCAGTTGGCACGGCTGCTTTGTATTTAAACACTACAGGCAACGACAATACTGCTGTTGGATATAACTCACTAAACAAAAATACCACGGGCATTAGAAACAGCGCAGTTGGTTATAACGCTTTGTACAACAACACAGTGGGCACTGGAAATACCGCAAGCGGTTGGCAAGCACTGTACACCAATACAACCGGTACAAATAATACTGCCGTTGGGCTTCAAGCATTAACTTCCAACTCAACAGGAGCTACCAATACTGCCGTTGGGTATGGTTCATTAGGCCAAAATACAGTTGGTACGGACAATGTTGGTATAGGCGCGGACGCTTTAGCGGTAAACACTACCGGTACACAAAACACGGCGGTGGGAGGAGGCGCGTTATACACAGCAAACGCTTCCCGAAATGCGGCATTGGGGTATAACGCATTGCGTACTACCACCACTGGTTCGTCAAACACAGCCGTTGGTTATCTCTCGCTTTATTTAAATACCATTGGAGCAGGCAACGCCGCAGTAGGCGATACCGCCCTGTATTCAAATACTACAGGCGTAAACAATACCGCTATTGGATATTTGGCAGGTTATGGCAACGGAACGCAAGCCAACACAACAGGCACTGGCAATACATTTATTGGTTACAACGCCATGGGAGCATCTCCTACGGCCAACAATACAATTACCTTGGGCGATGGCTCAATCACTACATTGCGATGCCAAGTCACATCTATTACTGCGTTGTCCGATGCGCGTGATAAAACCAACATTGTGGACATTCCAGCGGGTTTAAACTTTGTGCAAGCACTTCGCCCTGTATCCTTTGATTGGAACATGCGCGACGGCCAAAAGGTTGGTATTACAGAATTTGGTTTTATTGCACAAGAGCTTCAACAAGCGCAGGCAACCACAGGAGTCTCTGTGCCACACTTGGTGTCTGATATTAACCCTGAAAAACTAGAAGCTTCTGCAGGCACGTTAATTCCAATTCTGGTCAAAGCCATCCAAGAGCTTAAATCAGAGTTTGATCTGTACAAAGCAACTCATCCATAGCATGAGAAAAGTCTTAATTGGAACGCCGTGCTATGACGGCAAAGTACATGTGGAGTTCCTGCATTCTTTGCTGGGAACCATGAGTCTTGCTGCTCAGAATCAGGTGGCGCTGTATCCGGTGCAGATTGCCCATGATGCCCTTATCCAAAGAGCAAGGAATGATTTGGTTCGCATGGCTTTGGAAACAAACTGTGATGATTTAATATTTATTGACTCCGATCAGGCATGGGAGCCGGAGTGGGTCTTTCGTTTGCTCAATCATCCGGTAGATGTAGTGGCAGGGACTGTACCAAAGAAGTCCGATGTCAACATTGACTTTAACGTCAAGATGCTGCCTCAAGGTTTGTTAGCTCCTGAAAATGATTTGTTGGAAGTTGAGTGCGTTGGCACCGGGTTTATGCGAATTTCTAAGAAGGCTTTGCAACAGGTCTGGGAAGTTAGTGAGCCATACACAAACCACGGCGTAGCAAATAGGCTTGTGTTTAACGTTAAGCTGTCTTTTGATGGTGAATTGGTTAGTGAAGACAATGCGTTTTGCCAAGCGTGGCGGGCATGTGGCGGGAAGGTTTGGATTGACCCTTCAATGACTTGCGCTCACATTGGTCAAAAAACGTATGTAAACAATTTTGCTGAATTTATTAAACCAATTAAGGTTAATGATGTGGGACTGGTTTGAAGCAATCATTGCCGCAGCCTGTGTAGCCTGCTTTGTCGTAGCGGGCAGTTATATTGTTCTTTGGGCATTCCCGTGATTGATCCCATAACCGCACTGGCGGGAATCCAGAGTGCTGTTAAGTTAATTAAGCAAGCATCTAAGACTGTGGATGACGTCGCCTCGCTCGGCCCACTGCTCGGCAAGTACTTTAACGCCAAGTCAGATGCTAACAAAGCGGTTGCAGAGTCAAAGAAAAAGGGCGGCTCTTCTATGGGCACGGCTTTGCAGATTGAGTTGGCTTTGGAGCAAGCCCGTGAGTTTGAGAAAAGTGTGGAGTTACTGTTTTTCCAAGCAAACAAAATGGACGTGTGGGCGAGGATTAAAGCTAGAGCCGCCGCAAGTGACATAGAAGACGCACACAACGCTAGGCGTGAAAAGGAAACGGCTGAACGTAAAAAGAAAGCAGACCAAGAAGACCTAGAATTGGGGTTGCTGATTGGAGGGCTAGTTTTAGCCCTTTTGCTTTCTGCCTATGGTATTTTTGAAGTGCTAGACCATTGCGCTAATAACAGGTGTGGGCGGTGAATGAGTACCAGAAGCAAGCAGACATGGCGTTCAAGATTGTCGGTGCGTGGTGGGCGGCTAACTTGTTCCTTGACTTTATCAAGATACTGCCAAACTTTATTTCAGACCGCATTGTGAATGCGCTACTTGGAAGGATTGGATTGTGAGTGAAGAAAAGCCAGCCGATGTTCTTAGCAAGGTGTTGTCCTATGTGGATAGCCCGTTTAAACTATTTGCCTTGGTGCTCATGGCGGTGTTTGCTTTCTCTGGGTATTTCATTTGGCAGAACCAAGCGTTCCTATTTGAAGCGTATAAAGAAAACAAGAAGCTACCCGCTATTGCAGAAGACAGGGCAGAAGATGTTGCGGCGCACCTTTTTAAAAACACCAATGCTACGGTGGTCGCTATCTTTAAAGTTAACCCGCTGTTTGGGACAAGGATTTTGTACCGTGCATACACCCGCGAAGGCAGGGAAAGAACGCACGAAGGTTTGGATGTAGGGCTGTTTACACAGAGTTCAGCAAACAACCGCGATGTTGTAGCGTTGATGGCCAATGAGATTCCTTGCAGTGAATACAACGTACCTCAGAGTGAGATTGGGCTTTGGTACATCGACAAAGGTGTGAAGTTTGGATGCCGTGTCAGTGTGCCCCCAGAGCAGGGCAGGTTTGTTGGACAGATTACGGTGGGTTGGGATAAAGAACCCAAGGACTTAACCAAGGCGATGGGAATGCTACAGATTGCCAGTAACATGCTTAGTAAAAGCAAGCAATAAAGGAGAAGTAATGGCCCAGTTTGAACCTGCTTTTGAGTTGATGATGCAAGACGAGGGTGGCTACGTCCTCCATGAAGTCCCCGGCGACACGGGCGGCATGACCTACGCTGGCATTGCCCGTAACAAGAACCCGCAGTGGCCCGGTTGGGCGCTGGTAGATAAGAAAGAAATGGGCGGCTCTTTGACACCTATGGTGCGTGAGTTCTACCGCATTGAATTCTGGGACAAGATGCGCGGTAACGAGATTAGCAACCAAGACGTAGCCAACACCATCTTTAACTTTGGTGTAAACGCAGGCATGGGCATGGCGGTCAAGCTGGCTCAGTTGGTTGTTGGTGCTACGCCAGACGGCGGTATTGGGGCTAAGACTGTTGAGAAACTTAACCAGATACCTGACGGCCAAAGGTTTAAAGAGCAGTACGCTTTAGCCAAGATTGCGCGGTACGTAGAGATCTGCAACAAGAACCCCGTGCAGGTTAAATTCCTGAAGGGTTGGCTGAACCGTACATTG